ATATTCATAATAGCTCCTTCACTAGCTTTTTTTGGTCCCCAATCTTTTCTTTTTGTACCAGATGGGTCTTTGATTTTACCCGCACATATTTTAGATGCGTAAGCATTTGCATATGCAGAGGGGTATACTTTAAATTTTCTTTTAGCTGCTGATTTGCCTCTTGCACATAATTTAGTCATACAAGATTATAGCATTTATTAACTATACAGTAAATGTCTTGGTAATTGGCTTTTTCTTTTTGTTAATGGCTATTTTAACTCTTCTCTTTTTTTCTTTCTCATCTCTAGCCCCTCTTAACTTTCCTTCTACTTGTTTTGATATCTGTCCTCTAGTTATTGCCATTATAAGTCTACTGCCTTTCCTATTATTGGTTTATACTTAGTTTTACCTTCTTCTTTGAAGGCATGCAAGAATTGTTTTCTAGGTTTATCAGAATAAGAACAATGGACCCATCCGGAGTTAGGTTCTCCAGGTGTATAAAATTCTAAAATCATTTGATCATAATTTACATTAGAATAAATCCAATCTGCAAGTTCTGCATTATCAACTCCTAAACATTCGAAGTCAGCGGCTGCGCCATCAGCATGTTGTGAATTTATACTTGAGCCTATAGCTGTGCAAAGTTGTGGAGATCTGAATCCGCTAGTTACAATTACCGGGCCGAATTGATTACGTACGGGTTGTAATATTTCATTACATAATTCTTTAAGTCTAACAATTTGATCCATGTTAGGTTCGTTAGCAATACCATTACGAATAGCATAATCTGATTTGGTAAGTTCTTTTAAACTAAAATTTTTGGAAAGGTTCATTATTTTGATTCTATGATGATCTTATCAATACTTTCGCTTCCGTCAACATTAATTGAAATAATAGCTTCTACTTCACCACATATCAATTGTTTATTATCCATATTCATATTTCTACTGGCTTCTCTCTTCATTTTAAGACAAGTACCCATTGATTCTTGTACTCTATGCTCAACAAGTTGACCATTTAAAAATAAACATAAAGCTATTACTAATTTTGTCATTAATGAGCTCCATTGCCATTTGCAAACTTGATATCTCTTGTTGCATCCTTTAGTTTTTCAATATCTTTTTTTAATTTTTCTATCTCTTTTTCGTGATTATCTAACATCACATTGGTGTGTAAGTTTTTTTCTAGTATTGATTGCATTTTTTCAATTTGAGTTGCTTGCCATTCTAGGATCATAAATTGCTCCTGGTCGATTGGCTTTTGAACTGATGCTTCTAGTAAATCTTTTTCAAACAATTGATTTTTAGTCTCTAATTGGTTTAATCTTTCAATTACACCAAAGGCAAACCACGCTCCTATAACTATGGCTCCGATCAAACCAATTAAGTTACGTAATGGGAGACCAATATTTGTACTGTCATTTATTTTCATCTAGCTGGTCCTCCAAAGACAGCTAATAAACAAATAGCTATAATTAAAATAGCTGTGAACTTGTAGTTCATATCTCCTGGTTGCATATAGGCACCCTCCATTATTGACACGATAAACACTCGTCAGAATCAGAATCTAATTCTGCTAACGCTTCCTCTTTACAATCTTGGCTACAAAAAATATCTAATTCGTCTTTAGGTTCAAATTCTTTTTTGCATTGCTTACATTCTTTCATTTTTTAGCTACCTTCCCAATATTAGTTCCTTTTTTAATAATGTAGTCTTGAGTGCCGTTCGCACCTGTATTTACTTCAGTTCTTAAATTTTTAAAAAGAAGTTTTTTTTGATTTTCTTCTTTTACTTTTTTTGAATAATTTTCTAATATTTTTGTATCTCTCATGACACCTATTATGAAGTCTTTTAAAAAGGTTGTCTAGAGCTTCAAAAAAATTATCTATAGAACTAAAGAAATTATATAAAAATTTATCAATCATTTCTTTTTTTCCATTTGATAAAACATTTTATCGCTATCTTCTGTAACCATACCATTATCTTCTGCATCCCAGTATGTAGTCTGAACTTTGTAATCTGGCCAGCTGTCATCAGTAGTATAACTGTTAACGTGCCAAAGAATACGATTATTAGGCTGAGCTGCATAATTCCCGTTAGCAAGAGCCAGTATATGTGCACACTTATGTTCTTGAGGGATTTCAGAATGTTCCACATCCAAAATATTACTTTCCGGATGAGCCCAATCAACTGTAAATAAATAGTTTCCATGATAAAATTTTTTATCTAAACCTAGAAATTTACCTTTTATACCAGCCAACCAATCAAAGCGATGAACACTAGGCCAATAACTAAAACAATTCCACAATTCCAATTCGTGCGTCTGCATATCCGGCACATTGGCTCTGTCATACGATTTTTGGAAAAACGCTGAGATAGGCAAGCGCCAAAAGCACGCGCCATTGGGAAGCATGATGTTAAATAAGATAGCCCGACCTGGAATAGAGACCAGACCAAAGATAACACAGTCACTAGACTCTCCTTGATGTTCTTTAAGATCATAAAGATACTCCTTTCTTACTTTACAGTATATTGGTGGTGTATTTGCATTTAAATAAGACATCTAGCATTTCCATCTTCTTCTAGCCTGTCTTAATCTTGAGTTAGGATCTGCTGCAGCTTTAGGAAACTTCTTCATTTGTCCTGCTGATCTTGCACAAAAAGACTTACGTCTCTTTGCAGCTTTTGATCCTGCTTTTACTTTGCCAGTTACGGCAGTTTTTAATTTTGATCCTGGATTTTCTCTTCGGTATCTTGCAACACCTGCTTTTGTCATACCTGCACCAGATGCAGTTTTTCTAAAATACTTTTTGGTTTTAGGGGGCTGAACATCAGCCCCTCTTTTAAAACCCGGTATGCTTTTATTCACACCATTCATTTAATTATCCATTCTGACCAGTTAAATTAGGTCCTGAATATTTGTCCGTTAGCAACGTTGCTTTAGCTACAGTAAAAGTTGAAACATAAACACCTTGTGGAAATAAAATTCCATCTTCAGGGATATTTAAACTTGTAATATCTCCTGCAGGTACATCTGCTTCAAATAAAGTTTCTCCAGTTGCACTTGATGTTTTCAACTGAACCACTCCTGAAGTAGCTAAGCCCGACAAAATAATTCCTTTCAATCTTACTGGTGGTGCGATAACCACATCAGAAGTTGCTGCAGAAACTATTGTTGCTTGTATATCAGCTTTAGCTGCCATAGTGTTCTCCTTTTAATTTATTAAGCTATTGTTGCACCCTGAACTGAAGTTGCAACCCAACCAATAGTGCTGTTCCAAACTAAAGTAGCTGACTCTGCTACTGCATCAAAAGCAATTGAAGTTCCGCTAGCAAAAGTATCTGGAGTAACTGTTGCAGTTCCACCACCATCAACAATCATATTAATGATTTTAATTTGTCCAGAAGTTGTTCCATCTGCTAAAGTAACTGCTGCAGCACCTGCTCCAGTTGTAAGTTCTGTTACTAGATTTGTTAAATCAGCTGCACCTGCACCTGATAAAGCTTGAACACCACCAGTGATAGTTGCTCCGTAAGTAGCACCTACTGTGATAGCACCTGTTGTTCCATTTTTTGTGATTGATTCAAAACCATTTTCCGATCGGACTGGTCCTGAAAAAGTAGTATTAGCCATAATATTCTCCTTTGTGTATAGCCTTCGCCATGTAGTCTCTATACCGTCTGCCTAGTCAGTCTACATAACAAATTAATTAATCTAGGTCTTTGAATTATACATAAAAAAAGGGGCGATGTAAAACACCGCCCCTTCTAATTAATACTGTTAGTATTTATTAACTAGTTGGTAAGTTTCCGTTACCAAAAATACATCTTGGATCAGAGAATCCAAAAGAGTATCTTTCTCTAGCTTTAAATCTCATGTTACCAGTATCGAAGTCACCTTCCATCGCTGTTTTGATTGGCGATCTAACGAACATTTTTAATCCGTTAGGCACGTCAGTCATCAAGAAGTATGAATCAGTGTCAGTTAAAAAGTTATTAACTCTGTAACCTTCTGGTACCATACCCATTGAACCGATGGCATTGATGTCATTATCAGCAGTTCCAACTCTCATTGGAGACTTCATGATTCTCTCAGCAGTAAATTGTAATTCTTTTGGAATTATCATTTTTCTACCTGAGGCAGCAATTTTTAGACCTCTTTCGTCTACAAATCCTGCAATGTCAATCAATGATTGCTCAAGTGAAGTTTCGTTAAGGTCTGCAGCAGTTGCAAGAACATTCGAGAAAGTTCCACCAGTTGCTAATGGGTGAGCATTGTTAATTAACGATACTCCATCACCACCAGTAACAGTAGTTATTTGCGCGTTGTTCAATACGTTTGCAGCTTTAACTTGCTTCGTATTTGCCATAGATCTTGCAAGAGCTCTTGTGTATCTGCCCGCAAGTCTATCGTATAGGTTATCTTCGATCGCTTCTTCAGTGATAGCAAATGCTAAAGCGATTGTTTCGTGGTTGTATCTAGCTGTGAAAGTTTCACCTGCTTGATCGAACACTACTCCAGCACCTTCTTGTTTAGTTGGTGCAGAAGCGAAACCGCTTAACATTACTTCCTCTTCGAAAGCTCTGTCAGATGTTTCAGTAGCGAAAATTTCAGCATGCTGATTTTCGTATCTACTATATTCCAGGCCGAATAAAGCATTCAAACCTGGCTCTAGTTCTTTGACTAGTTGTGATCGTGAAATGGCCATAGTTATTCTCCTTTATCCTATATACCTGTACCACTTCTGTAGAAGTGATTGTTGATTCTAACAAGAATATTAGCATTTGAAGTCGCAGTAT